CAATGTATTAAGTCCACTCCCCTGTATTGTGCCTGTCATTGTCAAATCTGTTACACCTGTAACCACTCCACCGTCCATACTTACTGATTCAATCACAATAGCCTTACCAGCAAAAGCGGTAAACGTCGTGTTATTATCAGTGAGTGAAGTCAGGGCATTATCTTTAAAATTCCAGTGACTTGCAATAGAGGCGTTACCATGAACCTCAAGCGAATCTATATATGCAACTCCATCTATGCTAATATCCTTCCACTCAAATCCAGGCCGTCCAAGATCGTGACCATCGTCTGTAGTTGGATTCCAAGAGCCCTCTATATGTAATTCGCCCGAGGAATCTTGACTTATAACTACCCCGCTATTACTGAAAGTTAAAATACTGTCGATTTCCAGACCGAGCGATATATGAGTACTATCTAATTCCGTTAAGCCGTCAACATCTAATAAATTAGCTATCCCGGCGTAATTTGCCCAAATACTATCGGCCTCAAATAAATTCTGATAAACCGAATCTGGTAAACTAATAGTAATAGTTCCGTCGGCGTCGTCGGCAATTGTAACCTCGTAGGCTGTACCAGTAACCCACGAATTAAGATCGGTTGACACTACGTTTTTTGATCCGTCGGTAGCCAATAATCGGGTAGCTGTAGCATAATCCAGATTAGTTAAGTCAGCAACATAAACCGAATCGACTGTAATTATTCTGGCGTCCACACTATCCAGAGTAACCGCTCCAGTTACCCAAAAAGTCCCGGAGACCTTTACACTATCCGTAGCGATCCACAAAGGGGAGAAATTCCCGGCCCCGTCCTGGACCCGGACTAATTCCGCGCCGATCTCACTATTAGAGGTCCCGGTTAGCTGGAGTATGCTTTTATAGTATCGAGAAAACCGGGCGTTACTTCGATCATTCTGGGCGAATACCAGGCTAGTAATTAATAAAATTTTGATTAGGTTTTTCATGGGTTTACTCCTGTTTAAAGTTCTCCAGTGGCGTAATATTCGCCACCGAAAGCGGATATTATTCTCCAGCCGTAGTCGGTTGTAATTGTAACGCTAGCGGCTCCGTTAATAGTTTCCGCGCCTACCGTATCTATAGTAATAGTATTCCCCGAGGCGTTACCCTCTATATCAATTATAATAATAATCCAGCCACTCGGAGGAGAGGCCGGGAGACTAAGAGTCTGAACTCCTCCAGAGCTATGATTAGCCGCTATAAAGCTATCGTCCAGGTCTAGGGTATAAGTGGCTAGTACTACGTTAGTGGCCCCGAATCCAAAACCGCTATTAATATAAAAATATTGAACGCCGCCGGAGGAATAAGCATAAGCTACCTCGGTCCCGCCGGCTATAAAGCTCAGGCGGTCCGATCCGTCGCCGCCTATACCAGTATTAGGATCGGCCTTATTGGGTAATAGTGTCGGATTAGTGATACTGGCTGCCTCGTTTAAAATCGCCGGACCGGCCGCGTCCTCGACTGTTAACTTCTTTTCTATTACCGTATAGCCATGAATTACCAGGGAGTCGGTCCCTATGCTAAGCGGAGCATAATAACCGGCTCCGTCCTGGATACGAGTAACGTCCGTTACTATAGTGTCGTTATTAGTCCCGGTCAACTGGAGCCAGGATTTATAAAAGGCGTTAATTGAGGTTGTGGCCCTCGCGTCGCCGCTCTGACCAAATACCAGGCCGCTAATTAAAATAATTGCTAATAATTTTCTCATAATCTTACTCCTAAAGTGATCCGGTAGCAAAAACAGAATCGTTAAAACTTATTGTAAGCATCCAACCGTAATCGGTATTTAATTTAACCGATCCGGCTCCGTTTATGGTTTTCCCGCCGCCATCAGCTATAACTGTAATATTGTTCCAGGCCGCGTTTCCGTCGCAATCGATAATAAAACCTAGCTGACCGACTAATTCGACCCTGTCCGCGGGTATATCTATTTCTTGCTCTCCCGCGTCTGACCTGGTACTATAAGCAAAAACTTTGCGAGCCCGAAATTCCGTCGAGGCATCAGGATATTCATCATAAGACAACCATAAAGAGGAGGACGATACCATAGATAAAAGTGTACCGGACCCATTGTTATCCATATCGAATACACGGGAGCCGGCCGATATAATTCCTAGTTGGTCGCCCTGGCTTCCTATTCCCGTATTATTGTCCGCCTGGTTTGGTACTAAAGTCGGATTAGAGAGGGTCGCCCCCTCGTCCAGGATCGCGGGTCCGGCCGCGTTCTCGGCTACCAAATTTTTATTAATCTGAGTGTAGCCGTGAATAACCAGGCTATCCTGGCCCAGGGAAAATGGAGCGTAATACCCGGCTCCGTCCTGGATACGGGTAACGGCTATTAATATCGAATCGTGACTAGTACCGGTAAAATTTAACCAGGATTTATAAAACGCGGATATATAGGTTCCGGTCCGGTCCTCTCCGCTCTGGCCGGTAATTACACCTATCATTATAAGAATTGCTAAATATTTTCTCATATTATAACCTTATTATAGTTTTTATACAAGCCGGTGGATCTGAATTCGATCATAATTTATTCGCTATTCCCATAATCCACAGATTTAAAAATGCCCATAGAACGCCCGACAAGGGTATCCCAATAGCAACGGCAAAAACAATTAACATGCGCTTTGTGCCTTTACTCATATTGATCCTTTAGTAATTGCATGGATAGCCAGCCATAGCCCCAGGGGCCAGGTCTAATTCACCTACTCCGTCGGCCTTTTTCGTAGCCGTTTTTACATACATTTGCCAGTAAAATACATCAGGCGGGGTCATGGCCCCCTGTTTAACATATTTTAACCTGGCGTTATCTACCAAAGCTGATTTATCGGGACAGCCGGCGGCTAACATACTAACGTAAGCCTCCTCTATTTCAAAGTACCAGCCAGTTTGCGAATCCGAGGAGTCGACCGTTATAAGGTTTTCATCCAGGGCCTCGTTAGTGGCAATCTTTAAAATAAAGTGCATATTACAAACCTCTACCGAGCTAGGAACCTCGGCAATAAAGTCCGGGGTCGTATCTTTTTGGTAGATAGTCGGCTCGACGGCCTTATCTACTTTAGGTAATAAATCGAAGTTAAAAATCGCGCTAGTATTGCTTGATACACTATAATCGTCCTCCGCTCCGTCTGCATCCTCTACCGATAGCTTTATTTTCAAATCAGTATGAGCCAATAAAGTAAGGTCCTCGGAGGCGTCCCATATTACAATAAAATTCTTTTCCTTGTGGGTAGCGTTATAATTAGTGGATTTTACTACAGCACTATCGGCGTGGATTGTACAGTCATGCCAGGAACCATCGTAATATTTAAAAGAGGTTAACTGCCAGTTCCCGATCGTAGGGTAAATAACTCCGAAAGTAACGGAAACTTTACCTGTATAGGCGTCCAGATTAATAGACTTATAACTCGATCGAACAAGACTCGAGCTTAATTGAAAGCTCTTAACGTCCACTGTCTAACTCCTGGCGGGGCTGGGATTAACCCAGGTCTTTAGAGCGTAGTTTTAAATGCTTACTCCATACCCGTAAACGCCTGGATATAGCCAGGAAAATCCCTAGCCTTATAGGTATCCGTATCATTATTTAGCGTATCCCTGGGCAGTTACTTTCCCACCGGCGACCGCTCCCTTAATAATCTGTATTTTGTAATACAGGGCGAAAGCCGGGCCGGCCTCATAAGCGCTAGCGGCGGCGACTAGATCGGTCTCCGGAGTATCCTCGGCCCAATTAGTCCCGTCGTTACTGCATAGGATTTTAAACTTAATATCCTGGACGGTGGCCTGGATAATGTAGGAAAAAGTCCCATTTAAGGGGGTCCTCATTTCGGACCCGGCCAGGTCGACGTAACTAGCCGTTACGGTTTGTATCGCGGCGGTGGCCTTTTCACTCATAAAATTACTCCTCTGGTTTAGGCGGCTGGGCGTTATCGCTCAGTAGTCCGTTAGGAATACCTACGGCTATAACGTCCTTAATGATTTGAGCGAGATATTTGGCTCCCATACGCAAAAAGATAATTACCCAGGGCTCTATAAGATTCTCCCATAATACTCCGACAAACGGCCATTTAGTTATGTTTAACGTACATATACGGCCTACCCAGTACCCGCCTGGTTGACATTTAGTATGAGAAAACTTAACGACCTTAATATCCCAGCGAGCCAGGACCTCCGGGGTTAATTTCTTTTTAATAATCCGGTTAAGAATTACGCTAATTCCGACGGCTCCGCCGACTAGTGCCAATATCCATTCCATTAATTTCCTCTCATTCGGTTAGTTTAATTAAAATTTGGTCCAGTTTTTCGCCGTTCCGTATTTGAATATCCTCAAAGGCTATAAGTTTAGTCTCTAGGACTACCAAGCGCCCGATCGGGTCCTGATTCAAAAAATCAGCGGATTTTGATACTATTATCGCCTGAGACTCGTCCAGGTGTATAGCGGCATTAACTATATGTCCCTGAGTAGTAGCCCTAAATCCAATAAATAAAGCTATGGCGGTAACAATATAAAAACCTACCTGAATAACGTCCTTTAGGAAAAACCCTCCCGTTTCGCGAGGCGACATAGTTGTACCTACTTAGTTTTGGGTTTAGCTGGTTTTTTAATTTTCCAGCCAATGCTCTCCCGGTGAGCTACGTCCTCAGGATATACCAGGCGGGGGTCGCCGTGTTTGTTAACCATTGCGACCATTTGAATTTTTTTCTTTTCAGTCATTTTATCCCCCTCTTAAGCTAGGCTAATTAAATCAGACCAGCCCTTAGCCAGGTCGCCGGAATTATAAATAGTTATTTTCATCCGCCCGCCCTCGACGTCTACTATGGCCTTATCAAAGGTCTCAATGGTAAGAATATCGCTAGCAGCGTTAGCCTCTAGAAAATCAATAGTAAGTTTATCGGCCGCCTCGATCTTGACCATATCGCCGGTCGTGGCTGTCGGGTCAATTTCAGACAGGAATATTTCGATAATAATATCCCGGCCGTTAACCCAGCGCCTTTTCGATCCGTCCGCGGCTTCCCGCTCACCTACAGCCGTAGGCATATTAATAACTATAGCGTCCTCTTTAAGACCTGTACGGGCGTACTGGGAAACGTCGGGCTCCCCAGCTACTAATAAATCCAGGTCAAAGGGGCCAAAAAACGTAATTTTAGTATCTGTTAAACCCATTATAAGCCTCCTAACTTATGGTTATAATATCAGTCAGGGCCGAGGCTACGCCGGCGGCCTTAACGAATATAATTTTGGTCCGGCCGTTTTCAATATCCACAAAGGCTTTTTCGTAGGCCATCGTAATAACGTCCGACTGTTCGGTAAAGGTAAACGCTACAGAGGTCCCGGCTTCGATGTAACCGACGTCGGCGGTGGCTAATTCGTCGATTGTAACCTCGATATTACCTTCGCGACCGGTAAGCCAGTGTTTTGCGTCGCCGTCCTCGAGGTCCCTGGACCCGCGTTTAGTTTCAACATTGACGCTAATAGCGTCCTCTTTAAGGCCGTTAACAGTTAAACCGGTCCCGCCGGCTATAACCATATTAAAAGGCCCGTAAAAAATTTTATCCCAATTTAGTGCCATAATTACGCTCCTATTTCAAAGTATACTTCGGGGAATGTTAATAATAATAATTTTTCATTTATTAAAGTCGTGGTCCATATTTCTTCCTTTATCCTAATCCTCTTTTTCCCGGTAAAGGCCAAGGTCTTTAATCCAGCTACGGAATCGACTATATCCTGGATCGCCGCCAGGTAAAGGTCGTTTTTCGGATTCATGACAAATTCAATTTGTACCCGGACCCGGTTAACTACCCGGTCCTCAAATTCTGACTCGTCCGATTCAAACTTAAGATTATAGCCGTCGTCCAGTCGGGCCTTGGGAATCATACCGACCTCGGGGTTAAACCATTCGCTAGCAGGGTAATACGTATAGGTCGAAAAACTGGCCTGGATCGCCGCCGATAAATTCTGTAGCCTAGTATCTGCCATTATCGGCCGAAAATAGCCCTAGGGGCTATATCTTGCTCCGTAAGGTCTATAACCGAGTCCTCGTCCAGGTCGACGTAATACTCGGCCGGTATAGATTCCGCTATACCTTTATAATAGGCTCCCAGGTTGTCGTCCTCGTTAGCATACATGATAAGCGCTAAAGCATGGTAGGCGATTTTATCCTGGATTGGTTGGCTGGGTAAGTCCTTAATCTTGGCCAAGTCGGTTTCCAGGTCCGCGTCCGTAGGATTAAGGCCCTCGAGGAGTTTCCCTTTTTTATAGTCCGCTTTAATATCACGGTAAACAATCCGTTTAGCTTGGGTGACCTGGTCACTAAAATCGCTCTGGCTCTCCTGGCTAAAAAGATAATTTGAAATATCCTTTTTAATGGCCTGGAGCGTAGCGGTGTTTACCGTGATATTAGATAAAATAGACATTATTTACTCGGGCGGGGGCTCCTGAGGTTTACTAGGATCGACCGGAGGATCGTTAGCCTGGGCTACTAGCTGGGCGTAAAGTTCCTTTTTCTTGGCTTTCGCTTCGATCGGGACCTCTAGCTTACCTAGCCAGGCCGTAATTTCCTTGGCTGTAATATCATCATAGGCGGGTATAATTTCCGGGAAAGTCTCTATAAAATCATAGATAGGCTCGGGAGCATACTCCCTCCCGTCCAAAAGGTTTTTCTTGGATTTATCAGCCGGCGATTTCAGGAAATTATATTTACAGAGTAGCCAGTAGGCAAACTCCTCGGGCCATTCAGACTCGCCACTAGGAACCTCCAATAATTCGCCCTGGTATCTAACAGGGATCGGAGATCCAGGATTAAAGACCGGGTAAATTTTGGTCGGTTTGATATTCTTAGCTATATATTTAGTTCTCTCCGGCTCGGAGAGTTCCATAGCCTTAGTAAATGATCCTTTCATGTAAGGACTCCTCTCTGGTTTAGGGGATTAGTGAAAAATTTTAACTAACCGCACCGCTACCGTAAGCGTATCGTCGTCCTGGGTCTTGGTAGCCCGTACCCTGCAATATTTCCAAGTAGGATACTCCGAGGCGTAGGTCGGCGTCCAGGCGTGGGTATTGTTCCCTGACAAGAGCGTAGAGGCTACCTTTAGAGAATCACTGGAATCAGTGTTAGCATAGGTCCAAGTCTCCGTCTGAGCCATTGTAACCACATCGGCCACGCTGGCCAGCATACTTTCATTACTATCCTTAAGTACCTTATTCGCGACGGTCGTAGTATTATCGCCTGTGGTACTGGATAAAGTAGCCAGGGTCCCGTAGCTATACCAATAGGTCCCATCGTTACTTAAATCTAAAGCACATACTAGCGCTGTGGTGTCGCCTGTGGCCTCAGTGGCTCGCATTTCAAACGAGAGCCGATCCGGGTACTGGAGCCGACCCTGGATTTTACGAGTTAGGGTTATAGTCGCGGTAGTACCTACCTCGGCGTTTACTAGCGTCGCGGTAGATGATCCGTCAAATAGACCGGTAATTATATCGAAATCCCCCGCCTGAGCGGAGCCGATCCCGAAAAATACAAGGGTTAAAACTAAAAACAATGTTTTAAATTTATTGAACATTATTTACCTCCGGTTATTGTCTGAAAATTTCGGTTTAGGTTGTTTGGTCGGCATAATTGGAAAGCGGAGGGGCCGGAACATAAGGAGGAAAAAAGACCGGCCCCGATCAACTAATTATTACTCGACATCCTGGAGGCTTAATTGCTTCCAGGGGTTCAGGCACATTAATTGAGGATACATAATAATATTGAAATATGTATCGTCACTATTGGACGCGACTTCCTCGACCTTAAAGGGGCCTTTAACTATCCGGTTTTTATTGTCGATCGACTGGATAGGTAGATATTTAAGGGAGAAATCACCCCGGCGGACAAAGTCCATCCGGTTAGCGGCAAAGCCCGGAATATTGATAAGCGGACGCTGTTTAAAGGACAGGCCTTTAAATGATATATCACCGACTTTCATATCAATATAACGCTTGCGATCGCCCATTAAATCCTCGTAAGCGTCGTATAAATCGGACCCGCAAAATATAGCGTTGTATTTTGCTTTCCGGGTATCTACGGCGGTATTGTGCATAGTTCGCATAAGGGCCTCGGTCAATGCCCGATTAGCTCCACCGTTATCGTTAACGTAGCTCTGGAGCCAGGCATAAGAAGCGCGAGCCAGCCCCCCCCAGGTATTGTCGTCAGCAATTTGAAACTGGAGACCGTCTACGTCTGCGCTGGAGTTCCCGGTCCCGTCGCTAAGGGTCTGGGTATTAAGTTCGTCCAGGAGGTCCTCGACGGCTTGCATAACCTCGAGGTTAAGTAAATCATTTATTTTGACGATACCACCATTATTCGCGATAGCTTCCTGGAGACCATCGACCCCGGCAGTTACATAAATACGCTTATAATCGAAAGACAGGAGCCTACGGCTCTGTTTTCCGGCAGTACTCAGGTCGTCACCCTCGATAAACGACCCGGCGGTAGTGTTGCCGGCGTGATGGAATGGAATTTGTAGGCGACCCGGTCCGGGTTTAAGCCCACCGATTAAATTGATAAAGGTTTCATCAAGGGCAAAAGCCTTTTGATAGTCTGAGAGGGGTATAACATTAAGGACGTACTGTAAGTCCGCCGCACGAATACCGGCCATAATAGACCTCCTAAATTATTTAGTGATTAAATAATATCTAGGTATACTCTTTTAGACCGGTAGTAATCTTATCACCCAGCGAGCTACGGTCAGTAACTTCGATCGGCTTGTCGTCCGGGTGTAAGCGCTGGTCCTGAGGAGTATCCAGTTCATTAACCTTGCCAAATACTCCTAACTTGATATACTCCTCGGCCTTATCACCCATTTCCAGAATCGCCTCCGGCTTAAGGTCCTCGGCAAATACTACCTTACTAGTATCCTTGTCGATTGAAATACCTTTAAATACGCCGGTTTCCTGGATCGTTTTAAATTGGGGGTGTTTAGCGATTACCTCCAGCCGTGCCTTAACCCGGTCGGATCGTTCTTTAGTCCAATCGGTTTTCTCGGTCTGGAGCGTGGTAATCTTGGCCTGGAGTCCCTCAGTGTCGGACTCGCTTATAGTGTTTTTAGCGGTGGCTAGGTCGGTTTCGAGGGTACTTACCTTATTTTCGAGGGTAGTAATTGAGGTCGTTTTTGTTTTGTTCTCACGACCGAAAGCCTCGACGGTAGTACCCAAGTCAACTACCAAACTCTCCACTTGCTTTAGGACAGTTAGGACCTCCTCGGCATCGTCGAATCCAGTTACCTTAGAATAGACAGCCCGGAGGGTTTCATTAATTATTTCGGATTTTGCTTTACCCATATTGTAATATTATAGTTTGTTATTATTATTATGCAAGTAAGAATTTGTACACTTATTATTCCCTGTCCTGAGGCTCCCCTTTTTCATACTGGAGACCGTGATCTCCGTCGAATTTTTCCTTATGGTCGTTACTGGCCCCAATAATGTCCTCAGGGACCCCCTTAGGGTAAGCGTCGCATTTTCGAAGATCAAAGCTTAATCTCCAAAACCTTGAACAAGTGTAACATATTGGACGTTCTCCATACATAACTTTATCTCCTATTGAGGCGGGAGGATTCCTAAGAGTTCCCTGATTTCCGCCAGGTAATATTTTATTTTATCCTTAGCCGCCTGATCCCTTATTACATACCAGGCATCTACCGGCTTAACCCATCTCGACCGGTCTAGGATTTCCTCTAAAAAGTATTTTACTCTCCTGGAAAATTCCGGGAGTACGTCGTTACTGGCATGATACACCTGACTAAAGGCCTCGGCCCAGGTTTCCCGCATACTTTCCATAGAGTACTCGCTTACTGATAAACGGGCCTTACTATTTAATCTCCAGGCATCTATAAATTCCTGGAATGTAGAGCGGACCAGGCCGACTGCATCGGTGGCCGCGTAATATTCCGCTACAGCTACGTTTCCCAGGTCCCGCCTAATCCAATTCTCTACCATGTGGCCCCACTCATGAGTTAATATACTCGCCGGGTTAGCACAGCCGAGAGGATGGTATCCACTATTTACCAGCCTGGAGACTGACTTTTTAAAAAAGTCGTAGTTTCCGTAATATTTAGGGTTTAACCCAATCGTATAACCGTCTTGGACAGCGAATCCTATCCAGTTCCGCCGTTTACCAGCCCATTTATACCGCCGTTTATTGGCAAAATATTTCTGACTATACCCTGGAGTTTTGGCTTTATTAGGAATATAGTTGCGGAATGTCCCGACGTATTCCAGCCGATCGGAGACCTCCGGGAAATCCTTAGCCAGTATTTTATATTGTTTATTAAGGTCGTTAGCTGACCGTAATTCCATTCCTATATAATCAAATTGAACATTTTTATAATTATGATTAGCCCAGGCTTCCGCTTGCTTGATAGATTTATGTTTCCCGGCCATATTACTATTAAGGTAGGAGGTTTGACGGATAATAGGCTTTTTAATCCTCCCCTTGTATTTCTCGGCTACCAGGCGGCACTTACAGGAGCCCTGGCAGACACTAAAGCCGGACCGGGGTTTACCTATTTTCCTCCAGGTAGACATAGTTTCCTTGCGGTTATGCCTGGGGGAGCAATCGGGACAGGGTTTTACGGATACGGTAACCCATCTAAACTTCTTAATTTTCTTTTTTACTTGGACCTGTTCGGAGACCTCCCCGGATATATCGCCGGCCCCTCGACCTACTCCCTTACTAATCCCATTTTTTAGCTGGCCGAATAGGCGACCCGATCCCTGGAGATCATTCTCTATTATTCTACGAATCTGATTAGCTGGCATACCGGCGGCCGTTAACCTGGTTACTGTTTTCTGGTATTCACCTAAGAACCTGGTAATAGTCTCCTCGAGTTCGGAACCTATTATTAATTTCATTGCCTCAGTATCTACATAGGTCTGGAAACTTGGCATTATTTAAGGCCCCAGCCGGACCGGAGTATTTCAATTAATTTTATCCTGATATGCTCATCTATTCTTTTGTGGGCGGTCGTAGATATTCCGAACCATTCCCGGACCGGATTATTTCCCTCCCCTTTTTGATGGTATCCGCCTATTTCAGTCCTTGACTTCGGGCAGATTAACACGGCTACAGGTATCCTCCTGGTAGCTCTTTGGTTAACATAGGAGTTTTGCATTATACCCTTTTCCCATAGTATCCGCCGGGGAAACTCTACGCCTTTAGATCGCTTGGCTTTGATCGTGGCCGGTAGTAAGGGAGTGAGTGGTTTACCTTTAATATCGCGTCCGTATTCAATCCCGGCAGTAATATCTTTTTTAACAATATCGGCGGCGTCGTTTACTATTACCGGAGTAAACCTTTTTAAGGTCTTTATAGCCAGGCGAATATCGAAAGTATCCGTTACGGTCTTTACGGCCATTGATTCGCTTTTATTCCAACTATATGATTTAGTTTATTCTTTAGTCGGCGAGCCAGGTAGGTTATACGATCGGCCCTGGAGCCGGCACGGTAGTACCCTCCCAAAAGTAATTTATCTACATAAGCCTCAATTATGGCCTGGGCTTCAATAGTCAATATTAACCTCCATAGAGTCCAGGGACCGCTTAAGTAAGTATTTCCCTTTATATAGCGGGAGGCTCTCTTTAAAGGCCTCTGCACACAATTTATTATCAAATGTCCGGCGATACTCTAAATACGTATAGCGGCCATGATCCAGGGGACAGGGAGCGCCGACAATATCCTCTAGCATTTCCCGATCATAGATAGAAATTAAGGTATCAACTCCGTCGGGTTGGATTATATTATATTCCCAGGAGGGGCAGGGTAAATTCAGCCAAAAACCTACCGTAATAGTAACTATATAAACCCACTTCATATTAGGGCTCCAGGTTATCCAGGATTTCCAGGCCGAAACGCTCGCCCTCCTGGGCGGCCTGGATCAATTCCGGTAAATGGTCATCTAAAAAAGCGTCCGCTATTTCCTCCAGGTATTTTTCAGGGTTTTTAAAAAATCTGTCCAGGTCAAACTCGCGGAGGATCGCGTCGGCATCGTCCTGGATTGCTTCCTGGATCGCGTCGATTTTATCTATATGTTTATTTATCAGTTCCGCCACGTTTTCCACCTCTCATATTACCAAGTAGCCCCTGGGATTCTGCTATAATCCCCAGGTCCTTTAATAATTTGCGGTTTTCCTCGATGTATTTGATAGCGGTATCCCGATCGCCGTAGAAATCCGGGTGAGCCCTGAGTACCCACTCAATAGGATTGCTGGTCCCGTCCTGCCATTTGTTCTGTTCTAGTTCGTACTCCTCTTTTTCATCGGTTATGATTTGAGGCTCCATATAATCAATAACCAGGTTATCCAAGACCTTTTCGTCAATTAGCTTATCTGTTACCTGAGCGACCTCGCCCTTGTTCTCGGCTCCTCTATGGTAATTATGTACCCGTACAAGGGCCGTAATTAGTTCCATATCGCTATAACGGAAATTATTAATATCTTTACTCCAGCGCTGGAGGATCGGCTCTTTACGGAGCCGTAAGGCGATCCCGCTTATATCTTGCTGGAGCTTGGTTTTTAGTACAGAATCTACGTTGTGCATAGAGCCCAATATATCGGCCAGGCGTTCGATTAGGTCCAGTATTTCCTTATTATACAGGTCCGCGCTCAGAATTTTAGCGTCCAGGGTGTTTTCTTTACCTGGCAAATTTTGCTCTTTAAATACCGGATTACGTAACCCTACTTTTAATTGGCCTTTATCACCCTTATTCCCGGCTGGATCAAAGTTTAAGAATAGTATTCGGATAGTTTCCTGGATACTATCATCCTGGGTAACGGTAAGTAAAATATTCATTGCCCGGACTAGCTCTATTATGGAGTCTATTCCCGACCCCCAATAATCAGCCGGATCGGCCCGATGCTGGTATTTAACCCAGGGCCATATTCCCCCAGGCTGGACTAGGTCTTTATTATCCCCTACGGCTCTTTTAGTATCTGCTATTATACTCCGGCTTTCCGGTTCATATTTAATGTCCCCTTTAGCCTCGAACAGCGTTTTATTGTAGTGGTCCCATACGATCCAGGTTTTTTCTTCCATCTGGTTATAGGTCTCGTAAGCAATAATCGCGGCCTCCTCAATAAATCCGGGGTAGGTATGGACCCTGGTATTTCCGATATTAAAGCCGTTTTGGATATACATACGGTCCAATTCCTTATAGTAACGGGCCTGGACCAATATAGTGTTATGTAGGATCGTCCGCTCCTGGTTTTCGTTAAACCTGGTAGCGTATTTAGTCTCGTTAAGTAACTGGCGGATTTTTGCCAAGTCTTTATTGTTCTTATCTAATGCCCCTTTTTCGGTGAGAGCCTTAATTATCGGAGGCTCATCGTATACGTGACTAATCCGATCTATAAAGGCCGGGACAAAAAAGTCCAGGGTAATAAGTTTCATATAACTAATATCTTTATCATCGAAATACTTTTTAAGGTCCTGGAGTAACAGGTCTCTAATCCAGGCCGTATCTATATCGTAAAAAATGTCCCGTATTTGAGCGCGAGCTACACTCGTAGCGTCCATTTCCTTACGGGCGTACATGTTGTTTAATTGCCAAATAGTAATAGCCATTTAGTTACCTTTCATCTTATAAAATTCATCCGCGAATTCTAACCATATTAGGGCGTCTAAAGCATCAGACCCGTGAGTCCGCTCGTCGTCGTCCTTATTTTTACCGCCTTTGTCGTCGCCCTCGTTTTGTCGGAGGTCAGTGAGTAAATAGGTGGCCGTAGGCACTATCCATAAACGAACCAGGTCGGAGGCGGTTTTACAAAGTGAATTAACAATATTAACCCTATTGTTAACGCTGGGATTATGGGAGGGTACTCTCATAAAAACCTTATAACCGGCCTCCCTGAGGGAATCCCGGATAATTACATAGTCGGTAGAGTGGTCCTTATGGCCCTCCCATTGTCCCGAGGCGTCACCTGTTAAAAATATTGTTTTGTTTTGGTGATCCTCCATATAGTCTAGGAATAAGCGAACGGCGGCGGGGGTTTTGGCAAATAAAGGAATGGAAATCTCTTGTACTATTTTTACGGCCTTGTACTCACGGCCGGCTTGGTAGGCTTTTGTCATTTGGCCAACCTCCCAAACCATAGGACTTTTATTAAAATCGCAGGTTAAAATTACCGGGCGGTCAAGGTCCCTAACTGTTTTATCGGCGTCCTCGTTTTCCTGGCTAAAAGCATAATAGAGTAGCCCCTCGTAACCCTCAAAGCTCCCCTCGTATTCCTGGCGGAATGTCCGCGGGTCCAGGGTACGCCTAGCGCTCTCTATTTCTGAGACAGGGAGTACATCGGAACTAAACCAGGAATAGAAACAGACCTCCGGGTCCTCAGGGTTAAGGCCATAAGCTCCGTAATAGGGTATAGTCGGGGGAAGCGCTCCCCCGGCGTTATAGCTAGCCATAGTAAAATAATGATCCCGGCCCTCAGGAACTCCCTCCAGGATCGCCCAGCCGTTAGTATCCGCCAGGGCGGGTCTTATGTTTTCGGCCCAGGCCCTAGGCTTAATATTTGGGAATTCTGTTATAATACAGCCGTCCCAGGGCTGGCCCTCTATTCGCTCCGGTCGGTCCAACCCGATAACGTGGACCTCAGTACCATTAAATAAATTAATAACCAGGTCGGACTCTGAGGGACGACCTACAGTAAAGATTTTTAGATAATTTTTAAGATCACTCCAAAATATTTCCTTAGCTTGTTTACGGATCGGAGCGCCGGCGAAATACCTCTTATTTACCTGACCTATGGATTCGTAAAACAGGCGGCGTTTCCCGAGGAGCGTTTTCCGGGACCGGCGACCGGCGCTTAAGACTTGGAACCGGTGGGCCTGGGGGTGGAGTGTCCGGCGATTCCGTAGGAAATGGGACTGTATCGGCGTCAAGGGTAGTAAGGCCGGCGGCAATTTGATCGACGACGTCCTGAGTAATTCCTTGGCCTCGGAATGGATCATTTATATTTTTCCATCTATCGGGATTCCTATTACAAAGGGCAAAAATAATAGCCGCGACGTTAGGAGGATAGAATTTTGTAACGTATTTCGTAGTATCGAATAATACGCCATACTTATTAAATTTTTCCTCGGTTGTTTTCTCGGTGTATTCAAAACCAAATACTAATTTTTTTAGCCCTATTTTCTCTATTCCCTGGGCGACTGAGTCGTCCCACCATTTCTCGCGGCCTTTTTTTAAGGCGCTCGCGAATGTTCGCGTATGTTTAAAAAAAGTAGTACGCCCAATCCCTAGAGCCTTAGCTATCTCGATATTAGTAGCCCCCTGGCTGGCCAGGGTTTCGGCTGTTGCTATGTGTTTATCAGTCGGCTCGTATTTAGGGTTAGCCATATACCACGCCGTCTATTTTGCTTATCGTGTCGGCCTATGCGTTGGCCGGGTCGGGTATTTATCTTAATATTGGGAGTTGCTTTTTCATTCACGTATATAATATATAATTTAGTTTTAATGGGTATCCATAAAGAATATTTACACCAAAACTAATAGACCCGGAGGCGACTCCTCCGTAGAGGAGTCAAGCAATTAGGCCGCCGGGCCCATAATGGTATAGAGGTAGTCTTAAATAACTGCCGAAAATCCGTAGACTTGTATATAGAGACCCATACCAAAACCGGTTTTACATTCATTACAGTAGAGGCTATTAGGGTCCAAGGCCGAGGTATTAGCTGACCTACAGGATGGGCATTTAAGGCCGTCCTGGGCCTTTATTATAGTGGGTGGGATAGGATTGAAAGTAAACCGGCTTTTATGCTTGTTAGGGATCAAGTTGTCAGTCATAAATAAACCTCACTAATTTAATTTGTCGTCGTTTTTTTATTCCGTCATTTCTCCGCGAATAAGTACGGACCGGCCAGCCTTTAGCTCTTAGCCGTTTAAGCTCCTCTCTCAGGTATTCTATGTTTTTTGAGTTCTCCGGTAGCCAGGGGATTATTACCTGAGTATAGGACATTTAGTCCTCCTGTTTTTTAGTTACTGGAAAATACGGCGTAGCGGGATAATCCTTACGGAGCTTATCCTTATCGTCGTATACTGGAATGAACCCGGTACTCCCGTCGATCTTAACCTCTATAGGGCCTACCTGGGTCTCTGTTTTTAATTCCGCCCAGGTGATTATTACCATAGGACAAAAGTATTTTTTAGCTTTCAGCATATTAAAGCCTGTTTATGAGTGTATTAAAAGCCAGGTCGCCCAGGCGTTTAGCATATTCACATAAATTTTTAGTACGACCATAGGTAACCATTGTTAACCGGCCTCCCTGGGCGGCAGTAATAAGGATTACAACGTCTTGGGCGTGTAGCTTAGATATTTGTTTAGCGGTTTCTATAGTGGGGGTTTCTTTAGCCATTGTTTCCCCTTGATACTATCCTGGTATTACCTGGCATATATCCGACCTTAAAAGGGTGTTTGCGGCGCTTATTTGATACTATTAGGTACGGAGCACAATTATGGACCAAAACAGAGGTAACGATCCCGGAATATTCGCGGGTATCATAGGGATTATTTTTTACGCCCTGGTCCCAGGCTACCTCGTCCCCAGGCTTAAACATAAGATTAAGCTCGTCCGCTATTAGCGTATTTAACTGATCCCGGCGCTCCAGGAATCTAGCCAGATTACGCTTAATTTTCATTTTCATAAGTGAACCTCCTGGTAGCGTTTAGCGATCCTACGGCGGCGACCATAATCCAAACAGGGAATATTAACGATACGGTAATCGTCGTTAAGTACGACCCTCAGGATAAAATTAGGGAGTGATATACCTTTGTATTCCTGAAAATACTGAGATATTTCCCAGGTAGTCCGGGGGCCGATATATGGGATAGGTTTTAGAAATTTCTCGATCCGGTGTTTTTTAGTGGTCCCTGACATTATCTACCTCCTGCTATTATAACGTGATAAGAAATAATCCCCTCCTCGCCCATTTCCATAACTACAGTATCGGAATGAGGGATAAATACCCAGGTAGAGCCGGGGTACTCAATAGTTAGAATTAAATTATTTAAGGCCATAAAATCAAGGGTTAAGTCTGTAGCTATTGAATCCTTGAGGCTTATCTGCTTTACCGGTTCCGGGCCTTTGATTGAGATTAGAATAACAATTACAAACAGGATTAAAAACCCTGCCATAGCTATATAGGCCGGTGAATTCTGTTTAGCTGGGTAATTCATTATTTCCCTCCCTGATTTGGTTTTGATGGCTCTATGAGTCCCACGGCGTAGGATAGATCAATAATTTCCTTAATCATTATATTCCAGGCCCTAGCCATTTCGAGGGCCTCCAGAGCGTAAGCGATCGGTAATATAAAAATCCGAAATATAGCTGGCTGGAAATTATCAATAATTCGATCAGCCCGTTTTTCCGCTATGTCGTGTAGTTTATTAATTATTGCGCTCATTATTTTACCTCCATTTGCTCGGCGATTATTTTATGTAAGATTCCGCCGGGTTTTATTCCATAATCTCCCAATACTCCAAAAACTTCTAAAATAGCCCGTGCCTCTCGCGGAGCTAATAAATGTTTAACGACCGGTATAGATACGTAGCTTTCCCACCTGTCGGTAGTTTCTAAAGGGTTTGATAGGTTACTGGTCGACTGGACAATATAGTCCATTAAAGTATTGTAAGTGTCGGGGTGTATTTTAATCATTATGTTCCCTCCTTGGAGTCCTAACAATTGTATTAACGCAAGCATGATATACCGCGCCGTTACTTAATTTAATCCCGTAAAAAATCCTCTGACTCTGAGTTTTCCCCCAGGTTAATAGCATACTAGCAAAGGGGGAACTATCGTTCCTAGTGGCTACTATGATTGTTTCTACTTTATCCGGGGAAATTGTCGGAGCGTCCCAGGGTATCCATTCCGGCGAGTCTAAATCGCGGTAAGCTACTGGTATTATATCTGCCATTATTCGATCCTCCCATAAATACTCCCTAGTAACATTTCTTTAAGTCGGGCGTCTATGTCTATTTGATGCTTTTTATAATCCTCCGGCTTACAGGTAGAGGAAAACTTAATAACAGCGACGGCCTCCACCTCGATTTGCCCGATAAGTGGCATAAAGCCAGGCGCGGAAACTTCCCTAGTCATAATTCTGATATTGTCGGGGCCGATCGACTTAACCTCTCCCAAGGCGTCGATAATCCGACTTAACTTATGGTGGGCGGCCGGGTTATGTTCGACCTCAAGAATCTCCAATATATCGTATAAATTTTTAATTATCGTTTCCATTATTTTACTCTCCCTCTACGTTTCCAAATCTTAAGTAATTAATTTTATGGCTAAAACTCTTATAGCCCGAATAAGCCCAAAACCCCCAGGTATCCAGGGAAACGAGGGAATTTTTCATAATTTTAATAATATCCGGGACTCTAATATCGGAGTCCTGGGAGTACCTGGTAACGTGCATAGACAATAATCGACCTGGTAAGGTTAATGTGTCCACTATAAAACTCTCCCTGTTTTCCAATCCAGGCCCAGGCGCTCAAATTCCGATCGGAGCCACAGCCGGACCAGTTTTAAGTCTTTTTTATGGTATAAATTCGCCCGGAGGGTCAAGGCATTAAAACGTTTAAGGCCTCCTAATTTTTTGATCTTGAAAACCCGGTAAGCCTCCGGATCGATCGAGCCTAGTAACTTATGACAATATGCACAAAGACAATCTGTATTTCCCTGGTCGAATCTAGTACCCTGGCGGCCCCTCCCGAAATAATGGGAGCAATGTATAACGGCACGACCCTCGCTTACTTCCGGGTTAACTTTTCGGCCGCAATTTTCACAAGTCCAATTAGCCAGGTGGCGGATCATAATACTATATTTATCATCCTCGAGCGATCGTTTAATAGTCGTCCAGGATTTCGATTTATTACGCTTTTTAGGCTTAGGATATTGCATTTAAAGTAAAACTATAGGGGTGAATTATTACTTTGTTGTAATTCGGCTTGTAAATGGATCTGGACCAAGCTATAATAATATTATTCATTTGTTATAGACAGATCAGCTTTAAGGTTAACTTTTTGTATAAACGGTAGCCCGAGACTAGCGCTTAATTCAATACTGGTAATTAATAAATCGTAGCTCCGCCTACAGCCTAACCAGGCCTGCCTAATATCATCATAGGAGTAAATAGAGTTTTGGGCTATTATTGTTAATATTTCTTTTTCCATTTTAATTAATGGCCGACCCTGGGGCCTTTTGCACTACTATCAAGGAAGCTAAGGAAGTACTCCCGGAGCCGGCCATATTTAATTTATCCCGTTTTCTGGCGGACCTTTTTACCGAAGTCCTTAACTTTCTTCCCCAGGACGTCGGCATCCTGTTCAAGTGTATCCAAAACTTTACCAGCATCTAGGACTTCTTGAGCCTCTTTAATAGCATCCTCCAGGACCGCGTCCAGGGAGTCCTTAGCGGTAGGTTTAGGGATAGGGTCGGGGGCCGGCTGTCTGCTCTGTATCGTGAACCTATTCCATCGGACCCGGCCGCCCTCCTCAAAACCAAGAGCGAGGACCTGGTTACCCCCTGGTACTTGCCTGGCAAATAGAAAATTACCGGCATCGTCCGTAAAAGCAATCGGGGGATTTAACCAGGTTTTTACCGGGGTCCAAGCAAGAACCATAATAAGGATTGCTATAGCGGCTATCATTAAAAGGGTCCAGATATTTTTAAAATCCGGGCCTTTATATTGGATCGGGATAGTTATTTTTCTTTTATGTTCCATTTACTACCTTTCTGTTAGGGTTTTATGTTATCCTCGTTTATGCTCCTCGTCCTTTCGGAGACAGCATTTTTTAAATTTCTTGCCACTCCCGCAAGGGCAATAATCATTTCTGCTTACCTTACCGCGTTTAAATTGCTCGGGTGTTGGACTAATAGGAATAAAAAAAGCCTCCTCCTCGGGAGTTTCTATAAACTTTTTTTTAAGGTCCTCCATTGAAAAAATCTCTCCTGTTCTAGTATCCATTTGCTACCTCTTTTTTATGCCGGATCGCTATTTACGATCCTGGTTTTAGAAATTTCTATAATCGCGTCGTGGTCCTTAGTAGGAATACCTGGAATTTCGACGTTTGAATAAAGACTTAATACGCCGCCGTTAATCGGCATAGGGACCTGACACTCATAAGAACCCATTGCACAACATTTCTTAGGTTTTTTAATCATTATTTTGTTCCTGTTTCATTTGATCCCAGCCATATTCATCGAGGCACTTGCCTGCATACTCTCCATTTTCACTTCTACAGCAGCTTTGCTCAAATAAAATATCGTGGTATTCACAAGTATTATCCATGCATGGCCTTAAAATATCCACGTTATCATCATGCCCCTGACACAATTCCGGTGGCTCAGGTCTTAGTCCATCGTCACAATAGGGCTTGTGGCATATCGGGCAGAGATTTTCTTTATAGGATTTGTTCGATTCCAGCATTCTTTGGACATGTCGAGCCAATCTTTCACCTTTAGTAAAATCTCTGTTGCTGTTACTTCCCATCACTCACTCTGATCCTTTCTCAAAGCATTTCTTGATATGATTTCCCTTTGTTGGTT